CCACTTCCAGGGGTTGTATGGGTAACAACTATCTTATCATCTGCTATTTCTATTAAAAAATTACCCGCAGGATCATAATAATCTAATTTTTTACAAATTGCAGAATATTGTTCTTTAATTAGCTGTTCTGCATTACTCCAACAATCATCATATATATGAGCCGACTGACTCAAGGTTATTAAGGGAGCAAGTCTTAAATCATATTGAGAACGTTGACAAATCTCATTTCTAATATGTTTTTGTAAAGCCCTCAATCCCATAGCATTAGCTGGCCAAGCTGCAAACATATCGTTACTTCTCAAAATAGCAGTTAATGATAATTCATTATCAACTACTCTTAACCAAATATGATTTAAACACGGACTACCACCTTTTTCATGATCTTTAACATCCCATAAAATCATGACCGCACTAGCAGCATCAATTTCTCCAATTAATTTTTCAATTACCTGTTCAATTTGATCTCTTCCAAACCAAGAACGCAACCTTTGTCCATAGGTGTATTTTACCCCCTCTTGATTAATTGCATCATCTAATATTTGCGAAATATATTCTTCTAAAAAACTCCTATCTATTGGTAAATAATTAGGTTCGGGAAAATAAAAATCATCAGGTTCGTCGGTGACAACTGCCATTAAATCTATCAATTCTTGCCATTTTCCATCATAACCAGTTGGTCTAATTGTCCCCGTTGTTTTAATTCTGTGGATGATTTTTACCCAGGTTTCAGCAATGGTTTTCCCCTCAATTCTATGTCCATATCGTGTTCCTGGAAAAACTGTTGGTTCAATTGTCGTCATGGGAAATTCTACAGGTGTTCCCCAGGGTGCAACTATTTCTTTATTTCCATAATATTGGATTTTTTCAACAGCATCAGAAATTGATATCGCTTCTTGAATTTCTACAGAACGCCGTAATTTTTCTAAAGCATTGATATCAATATCAATATCAATATAACCCGGAATTAAAGAACGAATTACCCAAGATTTTCGCCCGGTATCACTAATACTTGCTTCTACACCATAACGGAAAAAATCACCTAAACATTGACAAGCACCCGCGTTTTTATCTTCTTTAGTAGCGTTGAGAATAACTAAATACCGCACATGAGGATTTAGTAACAAATTACGAATTAGTAAGTTGATACCTCTAGTAGGTGAGTATAGCTGTCCAATTACAGCGTATTCATTATCTTTTAAGTGCTTGCGTAGGGTTTCTTTTACTGCCCATCCCGTAATTACCGCAGTTTGTCCACTTCCGTAAATTAACTGATTGGGTTTGTGCCGTGCTGTGTACGTTTTTAGCATTTATTTAACCTAATTATTTCTTGAGCTAATTCGTGGGCATAGTTTGTTATTTATTTTCCACTCCCTTAAAAAATGCAGCAAAAACATTAAAAAATATAGCCACCACTAAATCGGTGGCAAGCTTAAAGAAAACGTCCCTAATATAAATCTTGCCACCTTCAACTTCTGTTAAAAACTCAACTTCAGTCATGTTATAAAGTTTTGCAGTAACAGAAACGAAATTTTTGTAATGTTCCACTAAATAACTCAAGTGTTCCTTGGTTAGTTTAGCTCTATTAAAAACCCAAATATCTAAATTTAGCATGACTTAAAACTCTCCAAATTTAATTCTATTGTAATTTTACCATCCCATAAATTTTCTTTCAACTTATAAGCTATGTCAACATATTCAGGAAGTGGTAAATATTTCTGAAAATCCCAACCTATCGCCTTAACACTAATCCCCGCCTGTTCAAAAGTAAATTTTACAGCACCGGGAAAATTAAGCCTATCTTGTTTTAAGACTTTAACCTTAGTGGTGTAAAAAATTGGCTCAGGGTTTTTCATCCCAAACGGCTGCAAAACTTGTACTTCTTGGAAAGTATTTAAAGATATTTGAGTAAAGTCTAAATGGTGGTCTACGAAGACTAATTTTGCGCCCAACTCTTCAGATTTACTTACTAAGTTGGCGTATTTAATTAATCTTTCATGGAAGTTATTATTAACATCCCACCAAAGACTAAAACCACCCGCAGCTTTGTGACCGCCAAAAGTAGCTAAATATTCAGAACAATAATTTAATGCTGCGAAAACATCAAAAAACATTCCGCCTCTACACGATCCTGAGATTTTATATTCTTCAGAAACGCTTCCGACAAAAGCAGGATAACCATATTTTTCTACAACTTTGTTGGCAATCAATCCGACGATCCCTTTATGGATTCCCTTTTCAAAGTAGTAAATAACTTTTTCCCTTTCAAACTTTTCCGGATCAGCTTCTAGCTGTAAATTTATATGATCAAAAACAAATCTCTCCCAAGTTTTAACCAATCCTTGTCTTTCTTCATTTAAAGCTTCTATTTCGTGAGCTAATTCCATAGCCTCAACAACATTAGTTGAGGAAAGAAGGTTAATAACTTGTTGCGGTTCGCCAATCCGACCTACGCTATTAATTCTTGGGGCTAATTTAAATCCTATATCATCTGGCTTTAGTCCATCCTTACCGCCCAACTCCATCCCTGCGACCGCCATCAAAGCTTGGATGCCTAAATTTTGGGAATTGGGGATTAATTTTAAGCCACGTTTAACCCATCTTCTGTTTACTCCAGTTAAGGCAACCATATCAGCAATAGTTCCCAGCGTGAGTAACTCCAGACATTCACCCATTAACTTTTCATGAAGATTAAACCTCTCCAAAACAGACATGGCCAGGATGAATGCCATCCCCACTCCCGAAACCTGTGACCACTCATTGTCCTGTGGCACAAATTTAGGGTTAAGGATGGCATCAGCTATAGGCAGTTCGCCAGTTAAACTGGGTTCGTGGTGGTCGGTAATGATTACTATTAATCCTAATTCCTTAGCCCGTTTAATAGGCTCTATTGCACTTGTACCATTGTCTACCGTAATAAGGATTTTATAGCCCTCATTATAAAATTCCTCGACTATTCTGTTATTTAATCCATAACCCTCGCCTGTTCTGGAAGGGATAGCATAAGTCGCGGTGGCATTAAGTTCCTTAAAAGTCCTAAGTAATAGGGCAGTAGAGGTCATGCCGTCTACGTCGTAGTCACCGCTTATGCCAATTTTGTAACCGGACATAATACCAAATTGGCATAATGTGGCCGCTTTTTCCAAGTCTGTAAAAACTTCTTGAGGGTCACAGAGTTGCATTAACTCAGGATCTATAAAATCATCCCTTAAATTACGCTTTTGGATTAATTGGTCTAAAACATCAAGGCAAGGATGGTAAAAACGAGATTGTGTATTAGGTCGGGGTGGCGTGTTTTTAATTGACCACTTATGTTTAGGTTGGGGCATGGATTTTATTTTTTAAGTAAGTTTTTGCACAAAGTTAAAATTGGGGTTTTATTTTGGGGGCGCGAGTATTCTTCCCAAACCACTTCCCAAGCTTCCTTATAGGAAACGCCGTAAGTAATGGCAATAAGCCAAAAGTAAAAAATCTTTAGCATTAGCATAAATCATAGGGTAGGATTTATTAACTATTATACATTAGTTATCTACCGTTGTCAAGTAATTAAAAATTTTACGCTGGCGGGCAAGCGTCATTAATGGTGTCAAGGTTTTTTTCTTATAATAGGGATTTTGCCTGACGCTTCATAAAACTTTACAAACTAAAACCTAATTTCTAAGACAATTTGCCCGCCGGCGTTTTTAAAACAGGAGAACCCAAAACCCTTACTGTGCGGGGGCTTCAGCTTATTCTCTTAAATTTATATACCCATGACTTTTGCCCCGGCTGAATTAAAGTTAAGCCGGAGTTGAGTTTAAATAACATTTATTTTTAAGTTAAGGAGGATTAAGCTGCGTCGTATTCGTATTTTTCGCACCAAGCTAAATAATCTGCCACCTCTGACGCTGTGGATAATTTTAAAAGTGCTAATTCTTCATCTGTGGGTGGGTCAACTCTCTTACCATTCTCCAGACAAATCTTAGTTACTTTCTTTTCCAATGAATTTTTCTTATCCAAAGTTAGCCATCTATTTAAAATTTCCCCACCATAATTTTGGTATTTATCCAGGATTTCATAGAAGATGTGGCGTTTACCAAAGGCATCCTTGCGACCACTTCTTTTTACTGCATTTAGCTTGTAGCCAAATAACTTGTAAATCTTCCTGACTATCTCTACAGGACTTTCCATCGCTCCTATATTTAACCCAGTCAAGGCTTTTAACTCAACTAGGTTAGTCTCTTTTAAGTCACTAATCCATGCCCGTAATCCTTCATCGTCATTGTGGATAATTTTCTTCTCAAACAAAAACTCTATCCCCATGCTTTTTAATTTCTTAATCTTGGGACCAATCACGTCGTGGTTTAAGTCGGGTTTAAAGCTGCGCCCAAAGGTTAAAGCTTTATCTAAAACCCTAAAATCTCTATCTGCTAAAAACTCATTACCCTGGTTAAACCAATATCTTAAACGTAAGTCATTATACATCCCATCTTTATCTAATTGAATTAATTCTTCGCTTAACCTCGTAGTATTGTACCTTGCAATAATGTTTAATTTTTCAGTTTGGTATTTGTCTATTTTCCGCTCATCCTTAAGTTTCTTGACCCCTTCCCGATTTACTATTGCAATTTCTTCACCATTAAAATTTAATTTTTCGATTTTATCTTCAGCAACACTAATGTCCGCATTGAATTTTAATCCCGTGTCTTGGGAATTAAGCTCTTCCTTATTTTGCTTAACTTCATCCTTAAGTTCTTTTTTGCGATCGCCGTCTAAATCGTCCGGCTCAACTATTTCATATCCTTCATTTTTTAGCGCAGTCATAACGAAATCCCTGTATCCCTTGTTACCAGCATTACTCCTTAATGCTAGTTCACAATAGGTATCAAGGGCTGTGCAACTTCCGCCCATGTGCTTCTCTGACTCTTCATCATAGATAAAGTTACCAGAAGATTTTAACTGCTGGATAACTTCACCATACTTAAACTCTTCATGAGCCTTAATTAATTTTATGGAAGTTGATCCGCCGCTAATTTCCTGCAATCCCCTAGTTGCAGCAAAAACGTGGCGTGGAACATCTTCTCTGACCCTTCCAAGTTGCTGAACAGCTTGTTTTGGCGTAATCATTCCCGAAAACCGACCAAAAACGGCTTTAAAATGTCCGCGAACATCAATACTGATTCCCGTCCCAACAGAAGGTGACGTTATAACAATGTCCCAATTTACTATTTCCTCATTTAGCCTATCCATAATCCCAAAAGCGGGGTGGTTAGGGTCTTGAGATGTATCACTATCAATTACTAAAACTCTTAAGTGAGGGAAGCGTTCTTTTAAAATTTTCCCTAAAGCTTGTGTTCCATAAGTGGCGCAAACGTTTTGCCCATCAGTACAAACATACGCCCCACCCTCTTTTTGAATGTGTAAAAGTAAGTTTTCAAACCAAGCTACGGGCTGTGTGTGCTTATAGTAGTAGCACAGTCTTTCACCGTCGCCTAAGAGATAAAATTCATCCGCCGTAACAATGAATGGTTCAATGTCTTGACCACTGGCTTCTTGGATAATGCCACGTAAAAATCTTAGGGAGATATCTGTAAGGTGAGCATCTGCAACGACTATTCTTTGCCCTGAGTTAAGGCAATTTTTTAATAACTCGCCTAAATTTCTTATGACTAAGTCGCGGTTATTTTTAACAGAAGTTTTACTAAATATTAAGTGTTGGACGACCTGCTCAACTTCATCAATAATTACGCAAGGATGTTGCCACTCATAGGGATGGAAGCGTAGTTTAGAAGCGGCATGGAGAGAGTCAATACACAAGCCTAACCCACCATTCAGGGCTTGGGTGCGGTCGTCTTCGTTCTTAATTTCAGAGAGGTAATGCACGCCTAATTTTTCAGCTAAGGCTTGACCTAACTGGACGCGGTGAGTAATAAGCAGTGGTGCGCCGCCCAGTTTTAGAGTATCTCCAACTAAATTTTTAAAGGAGTGTGTTTTACCACTTCCCATTGGAGCTTTTAATCCAATGAACTGCTCATTTTTAGGTATTTTTCTAAATAAATCTTCAGGTAAATAGTGTCTCCCCATTAACTCTGAGTAAGTTAAATCTTCTTTTGTTAAATGAAGGGATTTTTCTGGATCTAAGGATTTGGTTAGTAATTCTGTACTAATACTCTTCCATTCCATTAAGGTTGGGGCGTTATAAAATAACTTATCAAATTCCCCAACCCCTTCTTTAACGATAAAATCATCTACTCCAGTTTTTTCACCCCACAGCTTAGGCGCAGGTAATTCTATTACGCGGATGGTATTTTTCCCGTTGGCTTTTTTGATTAAATCGCCAGTCCGGGTAATGGCCACTTCTATATTGTGCTTAACGTGGGGTTTAGACTCCCCATCAAAACAGAAGTACCATTCACGGTAGTTGACCATGAATGCGTGAAAATCTTTATGTAGTTTTCTTAGTTCCCAAATCCGAGTTTCGTGGTTACGGTATCCGCCGTAAATCCCAGCTACCGAAATGGCCGCATAACCATGCGATAAGAGCTTAAGAGCTTTTTTTGCACCCTCACAAATAATTATTGGCATATTTGTTTTGGCCACAAATTTCCAGAACTCTCTAACCACTTTATAATCTAAATTCTTAGCTATATTTAATTTGTCTTTGTCCGAGAACTTTTTAACGTAAGCTCTAAAACTCTGCTCTGATGGTGACAAGAGCATTAGCCTTGCTGCTTCACCAATTGGGGACTCATATTTAATTATTTTTTTCTTAGGGCTTAAGGCTTCGCCTAATTTTGGATTGATCAGTTCTAAATCAAACCAGATATGCTCATGGTCTTTTTTATCTTTTTCTGTATATTGTCTGGGAGTATCTGGCTTAAATTGCCCCCACTCAATTTCCCCACAATTAAATGTAGAACCGTTAAAAGTAACTTCTGCGCCGCTTACCCACCATCCGCCTAAGTCTAAGTTCCAATATTTATCGGCAACGTTCTTCCTTAAAGTTCCGTTGGCGTTAACGTTTTTGCCGTCGCCGTAAGTATTTAACAGAGAATGAGCGTCGTTAAGTTCACCAGGTAAAGTTACGAGGGAGAAAATTTTATTAGCTTTAAGGACTTCTGGATGAATCCCTGATCCTTCCACTAATTCCTTAAGGTGCGGTAATTCTAGTTTTTTTAACGATTTAATTACTTTATCCGTAATTTCAGTATTAAAATCACTTGACAACGACGGTAGAGAGGTATTATCATTATCCTTAACGGCTGTTAATTCCGCGTCGTTATTTAAACAATTAATATTTTTAGAAAATTCTACCGTTGGCGCGGTAGAATTTTTTTTGCTAAATTTACCTCTCATGATTCCAGTCCTCTGATTTTAGATGTGTGTGTACCGAGTAGCGGTTTAGACTTATGCTGATTCTACTCCATTTTTTTATAAAAGGGTAGACTTGCACTTTAATTTTTTTTGTGCTATGGTTTGAGAATAAGCATTTTCCCTAATCGGACTTTACTTTTTACTTAACTGCCAACAAAGCCCGTCGCCTGAGTCGCTGCGGGCTTTTTGGTGTCCAGTTTTACCTACCTGATGCTCTATCCATAGTTTTAAAAAAATTATTCTTTCTTTACATAACATATATTACCATCACTCTATACCGTCGTCAAGGGGTGTGGTAATTTTATAAGACCTCGCGGTAAGCGTAAAACTCAGCGGCTTTAGCCCTGAGATATAAGCGACACGAGCGGTTTTAACCGCTTTGGTATTTTCTATATTAACCGTGATGCGGGTCTTCAATATATCTCCTCACGGATTCGCTACTAACATTCCCTGCGGTGCTTATAAAATAACTACTTGTCCAAAGAGACGGTAGTTTTTTTAATTGGGGAAATTCTTTTCTCAAGTAGAAGCTAGAACGACCTTTAAATGCCTTGATAACTAAATGTGGGGTATCTGTGGGCTTAACGCTAATAAATAAGTGGATATGGTCTGGAGCTACTTCTAAAGCTAAAATATCCCAACCTTTTTCTATAGCCAGTTCAGCAAAAATCTGTCTCGCTCTTGTTGCTATTTCTCCTACTAAAACTTTTTTCCGTCGTTTAGGTATCCAAACAAAATGGTAATTAACCAGGAATTTAACGTGGTTGTGGGTTTTATAGTCTTCTTGCGTTAACATATTCTCTTGTTGTTTTCTTGATAGCTATTGACAATACTAGCTTAATCAATTATTCTTGAGAAGTCAACTTCTCATAAATCGTAACTTGGTGGCAAAAAATAAAAAAGCAATGGGAGTACAACAGGTTTTGTTGTCTCCCGATAATGAAACAAAGGCAGTATTAGAATATCTCTGTCAGCAGTCAGGGAAGCTGTATAACAGTGGTGTTTATTTCGCTAGACAAACATTTTTAAAAACTGGAAAGTTGTTAACGGGTAAGTTCGACTTGATTTACGAGCCTTCAGTGTCTAAAACTATGGTTGCTCAATCGATGCCATCTATCCCCGCACAACAAACTTTATTATCTGTAACAGAAGCCTTCAAATCTTTTAAAGAATTACGTTCTTTGTTTATCAAAGGACAATTACACTTTAAGCCTAAAGTACCCGGCTATCTAACAGGTTCTAAACTTTTCAAGGTTGCTTATCCTCATAGTGGAGGACAGAAACCAACTCTAGTTAATGGACAACTTAGATTTTCGTTGGGACTAACGGTTAAAAGATGGTTTGGAATTTCTGAATTTTTTCTACCGATGCCGTCAAATTTAGATATAGCTCATGTTAAGGAGTTTACTATCCTACCTAAAAACGGTGCTTTTTATCTAGAGATGTCTTACGAAGTTGAGAAACAACAGCATGATTTAGACATTAATCAAGCTCTATCTATTGACTTGGGAACGGCTGATAATTTAGCAGCTTGTGTTGATACATTGGGTAATTCCCTCTTGATTGATGCCCGTTCGATGAAGTCAATGAACCAGCTTTGGAATAAAAAAGTATCAACACGAAAAGAAGGGAAACCGGGGGATTATTGGGACAATTGGTTAGACTGTGTAACCCGTAAACGTAACCATCAAATGCGGGATGGTGTTAATAAAGCTGCAAAATTAATTATTGATCATTGCTTAAAATACGGCATTGGTACATTAGTTATTGGTTGGAACGAGGGTTTTAAATCTAACGCTAACATGGGGCGAATTAATAATCAAAAGTTTGTCCAAATGCCGTTAGGTAAACTCAAAACCCGGCTGATGCAACTATGCGATTTACACGGTATTAGATTTCAAGAAACCGAAGAGGCTTATACATCAAAAGCTAGTTTTCTCGATGGAGACTCCCTACCTGTTTATGGTCAAAAACCGGACGGGTGGAAAGCATCAGGAAAGCGTGTTAAGCGTGGATTGTATGAATCGGGCGATGGTTCATTCGTAAATGCAGATTTGAACGGAGCAGCTAATATTTTAAGAAAAGTATCGGGAAGGTTGAGTCTATCACTTGATCAACTCAGTAGACGATCTTTGGCAATCGTAGCGAGAATTAAATTAAATTAATTCTGTCCGCAGAATCTCAGCGGCTTTAGCCCTGAGAGTGTCAAAATTATTTTCCATAAGGTACTTGACGACGGTATAGAAGTTGTGTATAGTTAGAGAAAGTAAGTTAAACATAAGAAAATGGCTAAAAAAGCATTAGGAATTGAAATTAAAGAGTTCTTAAAAAACGGATTCCCAGAAGGGTTTATCCATGATTTTGATGAATCTGGTGACTCGGACTTAGAACTTGAGGAAGTTTTAATAGACGAGGAAGTTTACGATTTGTCAGATAGTATGTTTGGCTGGTTGGTCTTGGAGGATGATGATTTGGTTAAAAAAACTTTTTCCCAAGCTTTTTCTGCTTGGAAAAGAAAAACGGCTGTAAGCTATTTGCTTGTTGAAGTTCCCAAAAATAAGCTAGATGAAGCGAAAACGAAAATTATCGAATTAGGATACAAGATTAAGGGGTAAAATGGCTAAAACAGAAAGACATTTCTGATGTTAAAAAATGGCGGGTTAACAGACCTGAGCCGAAAGGTAAAACATTAGGACACGATACTTATTAGGTAATATGCTCCCACACATCCAAAGAAGACCACATCAAATTAAAGCACTGGAGGTAGCTAGGGACATTTTAAACAGAGGCAAAATTCCCTGCCTAACTATCCCCACTGGCGGAGGTAAAACTTTAGTTGGGGTTGATATTGCAGAAAAAGCAATTACATTTAATCCCAACTCAAAAGTCCTAATAATCTCAAATTTATCTCCGTTAATGTCACAGTGGGATGAATCAGTTTATGGATTTTTAGGTGCGGAAGCTAGTGCCTTTACTGATTTTCTTTGGGGTAAGAAAAATAGGTCAGAAAGTTATTTAGAGAGTAAAAAAATCATCATTGCGATGGCTCAAACCATTGAGTCAAGAAAATGGATACCCTCTAATGTTTCAGTTGTAATTTGGGATGAGGCTCATTTAAGTTGGTTTCGCCAAATCTGTAAAGAGGTAATTTTTAATTTAGCCCCAAACGCCAACCACATACTTTTAACAGCCACTCCCCATAGATTAGACGGTCAAGAGTTTGGCAGAAATGTAGAGATTAACCAAGTTATTTCGTTAAGAGAATTAATTTCGCAAAGCTATTTAGTTCCCTTCCGAGCTAAAAGAATTGGTGATTTTAAAGTCTCCGCTAAGGTAAATAAAAACGATGGGAGCGACTACACTACAGCAGAAATTGAACAAGTTTTCGAGAAGTGTAGTCCAGAAAAAGTATATGAGGAGTGGCTTAAGAACGGTTGTAGGGAAATGCCCACCATTGGAGTTGCACCATCAAAAGCGCAGTGCAAAAAATACTCCGATTACTTTATTTCCCAAGGAGTCCCTTCTATAGTTGTTGCTGATGAAACACCAGAGGGTAACGCTAGTAAAGAAGAGGAGGAAATTAAAGAATTTTATTTAAGTGGAACTTTACCAAAAACTCGGCGCGGGGCTTGCGCTTTGTTTCGCCAAGGTAGAATTATGCTTTGGTCGGTAAGGGTTTTGACGATTGGTTTTGACGAGCCTTGCGCTCAAGCAATGCTCTTTTTAAGTGCTACGAAATCCCCAGGACAATTAACCCAATGCGTTGGGCGTGTCTTGAGGTTATTTAAGGGTAATGAATTTTTACCTCCCAAAACTTCCTCTTTAATCCTGGATTTTACTGGCTCTATGGTTCTTTTAGGAAGGCCAGATGAAATTGAAGATTGGAACGATGTTAAAATAAATGAGGGTAAAGAATGTCCCACTTGTTCATACATTTGCGGAAAGTCCCAACATAAATGCCCCGACTGCGGCTACGAATTTCCCAAAGCTAAACCTAAACCTAAAGAAGAAAATAGTTTGGAATTAGTAGGTTTGGACTTAAAAGATGACGTAGAAGACGATAGGGAGATGGAAGAGATTCCTTTCTTGGACAGGAATGCGCCACCGCAAGAATTTTATCAACTAATCCTAAAAAGACTGTATGCGTCAAGCACAAATCCAGACAAAGGTTACTACGAATTTCGCACGGTTAAAAAGTTTGACCCTCATCCTAGTTGGGTTACTCACGCTGTTTTTGGTACAGATCCTAGTTTTAATGACGTTACTCACTATTTTGCATATTTAAGAAAAATCCAAAGCTTTTCTAGTAAATCAGAGAAATGGGTTTGGCAAAAAATGGAAGGGGAATTTGGAGAAGCTTTAACTCCAATTTGGCGATCGCATCTCACGAATAATCTGAAAGTAGTTTTAGCAGGGTAAGGGAAATATGCAAGTGCAAGAAAAAGTTAAAGTTAGTAGTGATTGGAAAATCCCTAAAAAAGAATTGCCAAGAGAGGGTGAAATGTGTTTAGTAATGACTTCCGGTAGTGAATTGCCCATTTATTGCACATTCATGAATGGATTATTTTACGTCGTCACCACTAAGTTTACTAAAAAAAACTTTCACTTAAAGTTGGATGAGTTAACAGAAAGAGTGAATGTCTTAGGTTGGCGTAGTGATTTCGGGACTTTACTTTTAAAAAAACATACAAGGTTAAAAAAATGTCAAAATACATAATTAAGGGACATATCGTAAAAGTCATTAACACCTTCTCCTTAGAGGATATTCCGACTAAATTAATTTATATTAATGATGAGAAAGTCGGGTTTTATCAGTCGCGCTGGTATAGTAAAGAAAAGAAATTAAGCATTAGCACCCCTAATGTTGAGTTAAGAAAATTAGGGGTACAGAATTGGGACGGTGATTTGGATGATATAGAATTTAGTGATGATAAGGATTTGTTATCGTTTATCTTTGGCGGATTAAAAATTAGTAGCGTAGTAGCTGTAGAGGAATAATTAAAAACCCCTTCTAAAACTTTATTTTTAGAAGGGGTTTTAAAGTTTTTGCCTACGAGTACGGGAGTCGAACCCGCTTGCACCGCATTTGTTATCCTCTCTGTGCGGAAAATCTTCATTCCGCCAACTCGCAGGTTTATATTGTTACATTAATTAACTTCAGGAGGAAGGTACAAGTCGTCTCCAGGCAACCGCCTTTCTGTAATTTCTTCCCTGTCGTTACTTAATATTAATGGGTATATTAATGGGTATATTAATGGGTTATTTTTGCCCTTGCGCGATCTTATCCTTGGGACGGTCATTGTGAATATTTGTAGTTTGTTTTGCATTTTCCTAATCTTCTTTAACTTGTGGGATATTTTATATTATACTATACTATAGATATACCCAAATAAAAAGTTAAAATGCCATTAATTAATCAAAATCCCAATTACGTCCCCAATGTTCCTAATATTGGGATAGAGGAATTAAATAGGGTAAAATCTTATGCCTTAGAAGGTAGGGAAAATAACGAAGAAGCTTGTGGAATTATCCTTAAAAATAATAAGGAAGTTTTAAATTTAAGGAACGCTCATCCTGTCCCAGAGGATAGCTTTAGAATTACCTTAACTGACTTTAAGAAAGAAGATATTTTATTATTTTGGCACTCGCACTTTAAGGACTCTCATCAAGGAAGCTTTACGTCCCAAGATTTAGCCTTAGCTAATTATTTAAACATACCATCTTTGCTTTACCACGCCCATGAAGATTTTAATAACTGGGATTATTACGAACCTTCAAACCCCAATCCTTATCCATTAAATAAAATTAATTATAGTCCCGATGAAATAGAATTTTACTTAGGATGGCGTTTTGATTGGGGGCGGACAGATTGCTTTGCATTAGTCCGTAGATATTTCTTAGGTGCTTTAAATATAGAAATTGGGGAATGGAAACGCCCAGAAGAACCGCCCAGTAACGGTAATCTTAATTGGTCATTTGAGGATTATTGGGATTTCTCCCAAAGTTTTAATAAATTACCATTACATTCTTCCCAATTTAAGCTAAATGATATTTTTGGCATTGCCTTAAGAGGTGGCGGAAAAGCTAATCACTTAGCTGTATTAATTAACCCAGAATTAAACTTAATCCTTCACAGTCCTGGTGTGCGCCAAAAAAGCAGGTTGGATGTTTTTGACGATAATTGGCGAAAATTAGTGGTTAATCACGGGAGGCTAAAATAATGTTAACTAAAATAATCCTTAAGGGAAATTTAGGGGAAAAGTTTGGGGAAGAGTTTAATGCAAGCGTAGAAAATCCTAAAGAGGTAATTGATTTTTTATCCTCGCAATTCCCCGACTTTAAAAACTTTGTACTTTCCCAAAGGGAATCTCAATATAAGATAACTTGCGTTGGCGAAAATTGGGAAAAAGAATTAACGCCGCATGACCCCAATCTCCAACTCTTCCCTATTTCTGGCAAAACAATAATCATAGAAGAGGTTTTCGAGGGTAGCGGGGATGGGTTTATGCGATTTCTTTCACCCATATTATTAATTAGTGTGGGGATTATAACTAGTAATACGGCTCTAATTGTTGGCGGAATTGTCCAAGGACTCCAAAGTATTTTATTTGGATACCCACCTAAACCAACGGAAGACAAGCGTAGTGTAAATTTCCAGGGAGGCAGCGCTAGAACTCAAGAGGGAACGCCTATCCCGATAGCTATTGGCAGTCAGGTAAAAATTAAGGATGTGATGATATTGACTTACGATATAGTGTCGGAATATACTAATGTCGGTGGCGGCGGTAGTGGCGGAAAGGGTAAATAATTATGGGATTTGGTAGGAAAGAGAGGGAAAATGCGCCCGTTAGTGGCACAACTAAAGATTATATTAGAGGCATTGCCGGACTTTGCGAGGGAGTGATTGAGGGTTTACCCAATGGAAGTAAGGATATTTCCCTAAACGGGACTCCCTTACAAAACAGTGACGACAGCTTTAATTTCCTGAATTTTTCTTGGGATTTAAGAGTTGGGACTAAAGATCAAACAGCTTTTCCGAATGGCTTAAACGAAACTTCAATAGACAACACTATAAATGTTGAAGTAACCAATTCTTTAAGCGCAACCCGCACCGTATTTAATGCAGATGTTACAGCTTTAAGGATTAGGCTGGCTATTCAATTAGATAATAAAGGGCAGGAAGATAGCATAACTTTTAGGATTTTAGTTAAGGAAGGTAGCGGTGGTTCTTTTATTGAGAAAGCCGTCCCTACTATTAGTGGGAGATTTCCTACATTTACTACTTTCCAATACTTCTACCAAGTAGATGAAACTTTAGACGAGTATTCCGTAAGAGTAGAAAAAATCTCTGATGATTCTGTAACAACAGATTTAGTAAGATCCTTACAATGGTTAACTTTTACTGAAGTTGTTCAGAAACAAATTGCTTATATCGGCACAGCCTTAATTGCCTACAATTTTAATAGTGAGTTGTTCACATCCGATCCAGAAGTTTCGTTATTTTTAGCTGGCAGTATTTTTTCTATTCCCACTAATTCCACTATTAATACTTTAAGGACAGATAGAGGATTAACTTTTAGCGGTGGTTGGGATGGAAACTTTTTTACTCCAACTTTGGCGACGACTGACCCAGCTTGGGCGGTTTATGCTTTATTTACTAGGAGTAGGCAGGACGGCGGTTTAGGTTATTCCACTACTCAAGTTAATAAGTGGGATTTATACCAATGCTCCGTTTATAATAATGTATTAATAAGCAATGGTTTTGGTGGTACAGAAAGGCGTTACAGTTTTAACGGCTTAATAACTCAGCAGCAAGTAACAATTGAAACAATTAGGGGAATTTGTGCGACTTTTGCAACAAAACCTTATTGGGACGGAACTCAGTGGCGTTTTTGGCAACAGCGACCTACGACTGTGTTGCCAAGAATTTTGTGTAACGCTGACGTAAGAGACGGGAAATTTTCTCCATCACAAGGTGAGTACCAAGCGATAACCACAGCTTGCAAAGTTTGGTACACCGATCCAACTAATGATTATGAACAAAGTCCTGAACCAATGGAAGTAGCTGAGGCAATAACTAAATATGGATATCATCAGGAAGAATTTACAGCTTTAGGAGTTATTACTCGCGGCGCGGCTATTAGAGCGGGGCGCAGAATTATTTACAATTCGCTACCTAAATATAATAAGCAAATTACTTTTGAGTGTAGACCTCATGCAATATTTTTTAAACCTGGAGAGGTGGTACAAATCGCCGATAGTGCTAGAGGTAGGCAAAGAAAAGCTGGGCTTATTTCATCTGCCACTTCTACGGCTATTACTTTAGATGCTCCAACGTCTGTTAGTGGAAGTGATGCGGTAATTGTTTTAACTTTAACCGACGAATCTAATAATATCTATACCTTAGAAAGAGATATCTCAAATGCAGCAGGAACGCATACGATAATTAATGTTTCGCAGTCCCTTTCGGTATTGCCATTGCCACACTCAACGTGGCAAATAGTAGACGGATCGGTAACTTTGCATCGTTACCAAATTTTAGATATTAGTCCATCCGACAATCCATTATTTTTTAGCATTACTGCTAAACTTTATGATCCGGATTTAGAAAGTAAAATAGAGTCTGGAATAAGTATTACGGAATGGCCTGCCATTAACAGACCTCCTGCCGTTATGACTCCTCCCAATAACCTTGTCGTAAATATTTTAAGTGATGAAGTAGGGATAGAGTCTTATTGGGAACAACCTACAAGAATAGGCGGAGGGTTAGAAAGTTATACAAAATCTTATATTGCAGAATATAAGATTGGGCTAAACGGAAGTTGGGGAAACAGAATTAGTACCGTAAATTTATATGCTTCTTGGAATTTTCCCACAATTTTAACTACCACTTATTACGTTAGGGTCGCTGCTATTTCAACGGAAGGTAAAACTTCCCAATGGGTCGTACAATCCAAAGCTTATGCACAGATAAGTTGGACTGGATTAAGCGAAGATTCCTGGCTTACTGTGGGAGAAGATGAATGGTTCGGAATGGGTGTATAATACAATACTAAACAATACTAAGGAGGTAATTAAATATGCCCACTTTAACGGGATATAAAAGGGATACTTTAGCGGATTTATTAGCGATTCCCGCCGATAAAAGAGTAAACGGATTAAATATAAAAGTCCTAAGTCTTAGGAGTTGGTTTCAGTTTGAATCTTCAGCAACGACTGGAGGATTCGCTCCTGACGACAACCCCAGTACGGGGCGGTGGTTTCCTGATCAAAACGCAACAGGAGTTTTAACCACTTTATTAACGGGATTTTCTGTAGGAAGCGCGATAGCAATAGCCGCAACCGACACTATTTTGCAAGCCTTTGGAAAGATCCAGTCCTTGCTTAATTCTAAGACGGATAAGTTATTGGTAATTAATTCCCAAACCGCATCTTATACCCTAGTTTTAAGTGACGCAGACAAGTTAGTAGAAATGAATGTCTCCGCAAGCAATAACTTAACAATTCCGCCCAATGTAGATGCGGCTTTCCCTATTGGGACACAAATTTTAATTGCCCAATATGGATCGGGACAAACAACTTTGGTAGGAGGAGTTGGCGTGAATTTAAGAAGCGATGGTAATAAGTTGAAAATCTCCACACAATACTCAGGTGTAACTTTAGTTAAAAGAGGTGTTAATGAGTGGTATGTGTTCGGGAGTTTGGCGGCATGATATTAAGTAATAATGGAATTATTCAGTCGGGTAAAAGCTTAGGTGGCGGGGGTGGTGGTGGTGGTGGTGCAGATCCTTTTGCCGCAAACGTAGTTCTATTCCTGAAAGGCAATGGATCTAATGGTAGTACAAATATCATTGACAGTTCACCAACTCCTAAAACAATTTCTGTTTTTGGCACTGCTCAAATTAGTACAGCGCAAAGTAAATATGGTGGCAGTAGTCTTTATTTTGATGGCACAAACAATTGTTTTATAGGCACACCAGTAGATAGCATTTATACTCTAGGGTCAGATAATTTCACTTTAGAGATGTGGGTGTATCCTTTTAGTGCTGCCCCTAACGGGATCATGGCTTGGAATGCCAACGCGACAATGCCTAGCCTAGCAACACTTAATCCTGTGTATTCTAACTTTGGTGGTACTTTTTCTTTCTGGAGACAAAACGCAACTGTAACAGGATTACAGCAATTAACTATTAATACATGGCAACATCACGCCTTAGTTAGAAGTGGCAATAACTTTAAATGGTTTTTAAACGGTACATTAACCGTCAGTTTTAGCTCAACTGAAAGCTTCACAGGTGAAAGAATTGTGATAGGTACAAATGGTGTAAATGGTTATTTAGCATTTGCTCAATTCTATTTATCTCACCTGCGGTTAACAAAAGCGGTCAGATACACAGGTAATTTTAACCCCGAAACTGACACTTACTTGAATGTTTAATTATGAAATT